CAGTAGTAGCTCTACCTACAAGTGTGTCAGAAGATGTAGGTAATGTAAGTGTACCTGAATTAGTAATACTACTTATAGTAGGTGTTGTAAGTGTTTTGTTTGTAAGTGTCTGTGTACCTGTAAGAGTAGTAACTGTATTGTCAATAGCTACAGTAAGAGTATTGCCTGACCCTGAAGTATCAATACCTGTTCCACCTGCAATGTCCAAAGTTTCACTGTCTAAGTCAATGCTTAATGCACCTCCACTGTCACCTTGAAAGTCTAAGTCCTGTGCAGTAACCTGTGAGTCTACATATGCTTTTACAGACTGCTGTGTGGGTACAAGAGTAGCACTGTCAGATGCCATGTTATCTTCATCAACAAATGCTGTAATAGTTATAGAGCCATCAGACAAGCTACCATATGTTAATGTACCTGATACATCTGCATCACCATTTATGTCAATTGTCGGTGCAACTATTTGGACTTCTGTGTCGGCAACAATGTCAAGTTGTCCATCGGCACTTGAATTGATGTATATAGCTGTGTCTCTGAATTGTAACTTCTCTGTAGAAGCAACAAGTATGTCATCACTGAACTCAAAATAATCCTCATCTTCCATCCATTTAAGGACACCATCATTTGATTCACCATCAAATGTAACTGTAATATCTGTACCTGCTGTACCATCTCCTAGTGTAAGAGATGTGCCAAGCATCTTAGTGATAGGACCACCTTCAGCAGTCGTACCATCATGGGTATGTCCTGTACTTGCAGCGAAGGCAGCTAATAACTGATTGAACTCATCATTAGTATGAGCTGCGGTTATTACGTCTCCATCAGCATAAGAAGATTGTCTTGTATAAGTTTCTCCCATTTATCTTCTTGCTCCTAGTTGATATTCTAATTGAAATCCTTTAAGTGAGTAAGGTGCAGTCGTACCCCCATCTTGTATCTTTAAGGCTACAGCAAAACCTGAACCTTCAACTGCCTGTCTTACAAGAGGTTGTGTTGTACCTCCATATGTTGCTGTATTATATAATGATGTACCATATATAGCTATCACGTTATTTGAATCTAAAGGGTATGCCGCAGGTCTAGCTGAATTAGAATCTTCATAATCATATCTTAAGAATAAATCAGCGTCTATAGAAGACTCAGGTGCGTAATTCAATATAACTCTTTGCATATACTTTCGTATTCCCGGATCATTCATAGATATGTCTGGACTACGGTATCTTCCGTTTATAGCGACTCCGTTAAAATCACCACCAGACTCTTGTCTGTACACATACCCATCTCCTGATCCATGTAAAGGAATAACATCTCCCGTATCTACAAATGTATCAGTACATGTAGGTCTGATACCCCTTAACTCTCCAAACTCAAATTGTTGTCCTTTAAGAACACACATAACACCTTTTGTTGCTGTTTCTACTACGCCTGTCTTCGTAAAGAATATTCGGTATTGAGTTTTGTCGGGTATTACAATTGATGTAAATTTAGTTGAAGATGATATGTTATCAAGGAACAATGGTTGTACATTTGAACTAATTGTACCCAACTCCACGTCACCGATTCTTGCAGTACCTGCTATAGTACGTAATCCATCAGGACCTAAGAAAATAAGATCACCTGCAAATTCTTGAATTGTTTGTCCATTTGGACACCCAATGTTTCGAGTTATGTCTTGTATTGCAAAGTCAGTAACGGATGCACCTGCTAATTTAAATATTCGGTTTTCACAAAATATAATTAAATTATCACGGAAAACCTTAAGACCTGTTATTGTATCATCAACTGCAATGCTACCTGCACCCGAACCACTAGAAAAGTTATCTTCATCAAACGGTTTACTAAAAACCATTTCTTGAGGTGTACTAGACATGCCTGCATAGAACATGTGATCTCTAAACGAAGCTACAAATTTAGCTCCTGCGACTGACGACGCACTCACATCTGTTGCTGTAAATGATGTGTTAAATACGGTAGGTGCATTTGTTCCATCTGCAACAATTATCTTATCATTATTATCAAAGTTAAATCTCTCGAAAGTATATATACCTGCATTAGTTCGACCAGTATCTCGCTCTGTCCAACTTGATCCACCGGGAGTTGCACTAAATATCTTCTCACCACGTGCAGCCATGACACTTGATCCGAACGTTGCAACCATGAGTACTTCTTCGGTTGATGCACTTGTTTGAGGTACTATGGCATCAACGTACTTGGTAAATCCATTTATCCGTCTATAGCCACCTTCAATGTCAGGCTCGAAGTTAATCAACTCAAGTGCTTGTCCGGGTTTCATAGTCAGTGTGGATTGATTAAGAACTAATCCACCTTCACATGAAAAAGGAAATGCACCTGTTTGACTTAACTCTGGCATACTATATAGCTCTCATATAGATTTGTTTATTAATTAGCTCAACACGCATACGTTTGATGTATTTATCAAACTGTACCTGTGCTAGTTGTGCGTTTTGTGTTTCACCTCTGAGTGTAAAAGCGTAGTACTTTGCTCGCTCTATAATTACATTTTCAAAACGTAGAGGTATAATTGATGTATCTGTGCTTGCACTCAACGGCGTGTGAGTAGTATAGTAAAAGTATTTTACAGTATATGTTGACGCATCAGGTACAGGGGATAATCCAATCTTATCTTCAGGGTTCGTATATACATACACAGGCGTATCTTCTGAATTGCCTGTAGGATCTGTATCTCTTTCGTGATAACTATCAAGGTACTCACTGTAAGATAAATACCTTAATTTTTTCTCTGACTTATCTGCAGCTTCAAGAAACAAAAAACTGTCATAATCTATCGTTTTAGCCGCTGACTCTTTTGTGTAGAGTCGTGTGCCATCAGTTGTTGTAAAACTAGCTTGTAAAACTGTAAAGGGCCACTCTGTATCTGAGTTGATTATGTCATCAATTGCACGATTAACGTAGTCTTTTACAGCAGTTTGAATACCTCTAGATGAAGCAAAGTTAGATGCTGTTAATTCTACTTCATTTAGATCTCTTAGTACGTTGTTGATTAATACTAGATAACTGCTCGCCATGTTTAAGTTTCTCTTGGACTTTTGTAGATTCTAAATAATGTCGTCTCTTTTGAGCTTTACGAGAAGGACTATTTAGTTTTTTGTTAATGTCTGCTACCTGCTGTGGAGTTAGTAGCCTATAAGGTTTAGTGTTGAAAGGTATTAGTAAACGCAGATTTTTTTTTTAACTTAACTACTCTGTACGTACCCACTCTATGAAGCTTTCTTATTCTTTTTTATTTCTTCTACAGAATTGATCATCATACTATTTAACATTTTTAACTTTTCAGTTGCATTTATAATATCGTGCAAGGCTTGGTCTACTGTATTTAACGATGAATTATTATTATTTAATATAGTTTGGGCGTTTTCAATCTGTAATCTGTACTGAAAAGCTAAAGCTTGTGCGGCTAATTTCTTCATAGATGTACTCCTTTTTAGGATTATACAGATAAGTTAGCCTTGTGTCAATCTCTTTGTATCTTCGTACGCCTTTTTAATTTCTTCTATAGTTCTTTTGCAACCTATGCACACATTATCTTTCAACGTACAAACACCTACGCACGGACTCAAAATCTTCCCATCCACTTGCCTGCAAACCACGCCATCAATCCTGCAAAGAATAATACAACTATAAAGGCTATTCCGTAGCCTACGTATTCCATCAACTCTTCTCTACGCTTCTCTTCCATCTTTTCTTGGTAGCGTCTGGATTTACGAGCTTCGGCTTGAAAGGCTTGCCAATCTTGCCACAATCCGGGTCGACCTAAGTAGATCATTATTTTCTTGAGTTCTTCTTCTTTTTCTTTTATCTGCTCAAGAGCCATGAACTCTTCTAAGTCTGTACCTCCTACACCTTTAGCCTTTTTCTTTTTAAGGTTCTTTTCTATTGCTTCCTTTGAAAATACAAAATCGCTTATATGTTTCGCACATCCACTCAGTTCTTTACCGTTGGACACAAATTGCTTAATAACCGAAAAGGCGGCATTTGCTGCGGCTAATTCTGCTAACATCTTACTTTTTCCTTGTCGGTTTACAATACGCTGTTATTTGTAAGTTAGGTCCTTCCCTTTGTGGTATAGATGCTTGATCATTTAATCTTACTGCAAAGTACAGACATCTATCTATGTTATCGAAGGTTTGTGTTTGGTCTATTATCTTTAATCCCATCATAACCACTAGTACGAACTCAATCACACTGGTACTCCTTGTACCTCCTCATCATTATCTTCTTTGTGGCATTCACAATTGCACTCTTCGCAGTCACACTCGTAACATTCACACGTTGCACATTTCTTCTTTTCTTCGGTCATATCCACTCTCCATTCTTCATAGCCAAAGATAATTTCATAGCTCTGTTACCTACTTGATTTGCCCATCTTGAGTCAATCATTTCTTCACAAGCTAAAGGATAGTTTACTTTTTCTATCGCCATCCACATGTTTTTAAATTTCATAAGACGAGGAACACCCATATTAAATGCCATATCAACAAGCACCATTTGTCGTACATCGTTAAGTTGATTTACAAGTGGCTTTCGTTCTAGTAGCTCTTTTTCTACAATTGCTATGTCATTCATGCAGAGATAGTACGCTTCTTCTTCGGTAAGACCAACTTCGTAAACATCTTCCATAGTTTTGTTTATAAAAGATAGTTCACCATCTGTGATACCCCTGTCTTCCAAGTTACGACCGATTCCAATCGTATCTATGCCTAGATGATCTTGGTAGACTTGTAATCGGAGTCCTTCATGTAAAGCTATCATCTTAACTAGTTCACTGCGTTCGTACTTCATGCTTTCTTCCTTGTTGTCTTACGTTTTCGACCTGATGCAGTAACAGACCACTTTACCTTTGCAGGTCCTGTTTTTTTACTTGCTTCTTTCTTACTTATCTTACTTGCTACGGCTTTAGGTCTGCAGGCAGGATAGGGTCTTTTCTTTTTTTCTTTACCAGAACGACCACACTTTTTGCCTGTCTTGACATCACGCCAATCTTCTTTGAACCACTTAGTCAGGCTCATGCGTAAGTACCGCCACGTTTCTTATATTCACGTACAAGCCAAGCATTTGCATACGCTGACGGATACACCTTGAATTTCTTCTTGGCCGCAGCTTTTACTGAAGCGTAAAGTTTTGGATTCTTCGGTTTAGGACTTCCTTTTTTCTTAGCCATATTTTCTCCTCTACATACACAAGTCTTCATACTTGGTTGTATGAAGTCGATGTTTAGATAAATCTTCTGAATACTTAAATAAATTAAAAAGCCAACTCATCACTTTTTCCTTAACTTACCATCAAATGCTTTTTTCTTTTCTCCCGGTTTAAAATCAGAACCCTTACCTGCTGGGCTAGAAGAAAAAGCAGCTATAAAAGCACCTACTCCCGGAATAGTTTTTAAACCAATTTTCTTAGCTATGTCCTTTAAAGTGTTGCTTGTTCCCTTTTTAATAATATCTTGTTGTTTTTTAATTAATTCATTTTTAACTTTAATATTTGATTTGCTTAAATCCGAGTTTTTTATCTTCTGTAATCTTTTTAAATCTTCTTTAGCAAAATTTAATTTAGCTTTATCTATCTTTGCTTTACTTTCCGTTATTTTTTTATTTTGTTTTTTTCTTCTTTCCTGTATTCTATTTGTTTTAGTATTCTTAGGACCTAGCGAGTATATACCTGCCGCACCTGCTGCACCCATCAAGGCAGCTCCTGCTGTTTCCATTTTTCTGTCGCCCATTACTTCTTCCCCATTAGTTTCATCGCTTGACCAACACCCTTAATTCCAAAAGAAGAACTAACGGCTATAAATAAAAGATACTGATACCAATCTGGTAACGTATTCAAAACTTCAAACCCTGCTCGTACATATTCTGTCATGCTAGGAATGAAGACTAATATAGCAGGTAGTAGAAGAACAATAAGTGCAAACTCGTCTTTCCATGATCCATCTGTGGCATCTGCCATAGACTTCTCCCAAGCAACTTCTCCTGCTGCTACTTTTTCTGCGACGACTGCTTTAGCTTTGGCTTGTGCTACTTTAGCTTGACCATCAGCCTTGACTTTCTCTACCTTGCTTTCCATCCACGAACCTGCAAGATTAGCAATAGGACCTATTAACACTGTTAACATTACTTATGCTCCTTGTGTTCGTGACCCATCCAAATACCAAATACACCTGTCATCACGCCCATAACAACGGATACAAATGCTGATTGAGCTGCTGTGGGTGCATCTAAATCCATGAACCACTCAGCACATCTCCAAGACATGACTGTGCTTGCAAGCATCATACATCTTGGGAGTATCTTCCATTTCAGAAACTGCTCAACTGTGACCATTATCTACCTTGTGACTTGTGTAACATTCGCACGTAACGATTGTAAAACTTGGTGGCTATGGTATTAAAAAATTTAAATAGTGTGAAATTAATTGAAATTAACATTTCCATCTCTTTCTAGCCTGTCTTAGACGGCTATTCGGATCTTTTGCTGCTTTAGGAAACTTTTTCATTTGCCCTGCACTTCTTGCACAATAGGACTTTCTACGTTTGGCAGCCTTGCTCCCCGGCTTGACTTTGCCAGTTACTGCTGTCTTGAGCTTTGATCCGGGATTATCCCTTCGATACTTAGCAACACCTTTCTTAGTCATACCCGCACCCTTTTTGGTTGGGCGTTTGTGACCACCTTTTATGGTGTGACCTTTCATTGTACCTTTCTCAGACATACGCTACCTCATTGTTGTCAAGAGGGCAAGTTGCCCTGCCCCCCTGAGTTAGTTATTTACGCAAAAGATGCTGCAGTTTCTGCAGTACCAAGCTCTGCGATAACTGCGAACACTCTGACCTTACCGTCGAAAGTTGCTGTATTAGCAATCAAGTCGATAGTATCGGCTGCAGTGTATAGCTTTGCAGTTCCTGCTGCGTT